TCAGGCAGCAAATCGCAGCCGCATGAAGAAGAAGGCAGCGCCGTCGCAAACCCCAGGTTCGCCCGACGCTCCTACCGCCCCAAAGGGTAGTGGGTAATGCCAGAAGAATTCATGCCGCCAGCGGAGCCAACTCCGCCAGATGTACCGCAACCCGTAAACGACCAAGACAGTCCCTTTAACTGGGTTCGTCAATATCCTGGTATGACCGCCGCTAAAGCAGCCGCTTTGGTGCAGCGAGAATACAATTAATGGCCGGTTCAAACTACCTGGGGCGGGCTGGAGCCTACGCCGTACACAAGCGTTACCCAGCTGGCTCTCAGACAGCAGCTCAGTTGCGCGCAGAACGTGCAAACCTTATAAAGGCTCGTGCGGCACGCGGTCAGCTTCGGCACACTGGTTCAGCCAGGTATCAAGGTTTTCGTAAGTCAACCGCAGTTTCGCGAGGTTCAGTCGCGGCGGCAAGGGCTTACAAGATGCGTGACGTATACTTCATGCGCGCACGAGCTCTGGGTATTCGATATATTCGTTACCACCAAAGAGCGCAATTCCGCAGACCGCGAATTCTCGGTATCAACCGACGCTTCGTAAGACGACGCTCACCTTCCAGATACCTTGGAAGAACAGCGTGGGGTCTCAGTAGAACACACAAATTTAAATCCCGTCTCTACCGTCGCGCCCGACGCTTCCACCACCAATCGCGGTGGAAGCAGCGCGGCAAAAGATACACCCCAAGGTAAATTATGTCAGATGGTTTTTCACCACCAGCACAAGTTCGCAAGAACGCAGCACGCGCGCTAGAGCTCCGCAAGGAGCACAATCGCGGCATGACGGCTGTTGGTGTAGCACGAGCCAGAGACCTATCGAACGGTAAGAACATCTCGGCTGACACCATCCGCCGAATGCACTCCTACTTTGCCCGTCACGAAGTTGACAAGAAGGGCAAGGATTGGGCTAACCAATCTCACCCGAGCGCTGGCTACATTGCCTGGCTGGGATGGGGTGGCGATGCTGGTCGTTCTTGGGTCAATGGCATTATCAAAAGGCTTGACGCCAAAGAGTCCGAGGAGAATTCAGAGAGCATGGCTTCTCACAAGGCCGCGGTTGTCCGCGGAATTTTCATCCGACCCGGTATCTCCAAGAATCGTCGTCTGTACACGCGTGAAAACATTGGCAAAGCCATTGAGCGCATGCGTGACCACATTGTTTCTGGCGAGGGACTCCCGCTGACGATGGCCACAAGCCACGCCGCGGCCTTCCAGGACGACGCTCTTGCCACCGTTGGTCGCATCGTTAGCGTGCGTCAACTTCCTGATGGTTCAGGAATGTTTGAGGCAGAAATCGCTAACACAACTCAGGGCCGCGACATTGCCGCCCTTGCAGTTGGTAAGTTTATTAAGGGAGTTTCTATCCGCGGTGAGTGGATGGGAAATCTCGACACCGTTACTGCAGACGACGGTCAGGAAGCCACTACGGCTCACGACCTTCGCATTAACGGCATCGACTTCACCCACAGCCCTGGCGTGGATGGAGCCGAAATCAAGTACGCAGAACTTGCAGAGTCGTACACGAAGAGCCCCTACCACATCGTCGAATCCGTCGAGCAGGTAGAGGTCATCGAGCGTGATGACGCACTTGTTGCAAATGAAGCAGAAGACATTATTCGCGCTGCTGTTGAAGACGCTGTCGCCTCGATTCTCGAGAAGGACACGTCAAAGCCCTACGGTGACGTTGCTTACGCCGACCCTGGATACCAGGCCGACAAGAAGAAGCGTTACCCAATCGACACCGCTAAGCACGTTCGTGCTGCGTGGTCATACATCAACCAAGCTGACAACGCCAAGGCGTACAGTTCTGCTCAGTTGCGTCGTATTAAGTCGAAGATTAAGGCTGCAGCTAAGAAGTTCGGCATTGAAATTCAGGAAGAGTACAACACCCTGATTGCCGACATCCGTGATGCAATCGAAACGCAAGGCATTGTAGACCCGATTAACTCGTCGGAAATGGCAATCCGCCTTGCGCACATGGCGTTTATTGGCGCCGAAGAAAACGTCGACGTTCCCAACGAGGGGGGAATGTCGGATAGCCCTGACATGGAGTGCCACGAATGTGGTGCTGAGTGCAGCGAGGGCGCCGCGTTTTGCCACATGTGTGGCTGCGCGCTTGAAATGCCAGCCCGTTATGGGATGGATAGCTGCGCTGTTTGCGGAGAATCAAACATTCCGCAAGATGCCATGTACTGCCCCACTTGTGGGGACCCCGTACCGCAGGCGGAGTCAGCAGACGAAGCCGTTACTCAACAGGAGAATGTCAACGTGGATGAGAACACCACTGCCGCTGAGACTTCGGCCGAAGAGTCCGAGCAGGTCACTGCTACCCCTTCGCTGAACGACGCGGACCTCAAGGCTATTGCTGCGCTGGTTGTTTCTGCGCTCAAGCCGACCGAAAATGCCCCCGAGGCCGAGGAAGTTGCCGCCGAAGTTGAGACTCCCGCTGAAGAGGAGGTTGCGGCTGAAGAGCCTGCGACCGAGCCTGAGGCTGAAGTCGAAGCTGAGGTCGAGGCACCTGCCGAAGCCGAAGAATCAACCAACTCTAAGGAGAATGAAGTGAGTGAAAACCTCTTCACCGCCGAGCAGGTTCAAGCGATGATTGCGGAGGCCGCCGCTAAGGCTGCCACCGAGGCTGTCGCCGCCGCTCGTAACCAAGCCGTTGAGTCGTACCGCTCTGGTGCGTCTCACCGTAAGGGACTCGTTGAGTCCTCGACGGCCACGGAAGCCTCTGACCTTGTTTCAGAGGAGTTGACCGCGGAGTCGCTGTCAGAAATGAACACGACAGCTTTCCGTAAGGTCCAGAGCGAGGTCTGGGGCGAAGTCCCCTTCTTCAAAAATCTGTTTGCCCGTGCCGACCGCGGCTACTAAGCAAACCCTAGTCAATCCATTAATCTTTAAGGAGATTTAGCAAATGTCTAACGACTTGCAAGAAGCCCTTACTGCTGCCGGAGCGGCTGCGCTAGTTCAAAAGCAGATTGACCCTGTTCTGCTTGAGTACCAGCGTCGCTACGCACCACTCGTGCGCGCACTCCCGACAGTCAAGTGGGGTTCAACCGTTTACTACTTCAACAAGCGCACGTCGCTTCCCGCCGGTGGTTTCGTCACCGACGGTGGTGCCCGTTCGGTCTCACAGTCGAACTACAACCAGGAGAACTTCCAGATTCGTCTGCTTCAGAGCGTCGGTGCTGTCACCGGTTACTCGCAGGCTGTGACCGCCGACCTTATCGGCGACCTCCGCGCCCGCGAAATCGAGGGTGCTGCCCGCGGTCTGTACTGGGACATCGAGAACGCCCTTCTGTGGGGTGCCGAGGCTTCTACGCAGTACGGCCCTTACCCGCAGTTCGACGGTCTTGACGTTATCTGCTCGCAGTTCTCGAACGTCGCTTACACCTCTGGTGGCGCACCCAACGCGGGTGTCGGCGCCGGTACCATCGACAACTACGGTGGTGCTTCGACTTGGGGTGCCCCGAACTACAACCCTTGGCTCGACGGCAAGGACCAGAACGCTATCAACTTCGGTGGTAACTCACTGAGCCTCGGTGGTCTGGACCTCCTCATCGACCTGGTTGAGTCCAACGTGGCTGAGCCCGTGGAAACGTCCGACTGGATGTTCCTCATGTCGCCCAACGCCGTGAGCCGCCTCTCGCAGCTCCTGGTGAACCAGCAGCGCTTTGTCGACAAGGTCGAGATTGCCCCTGGTCTCATTGTGCAGACCTACCGTGGCGTCCCGATTGTGAAGACCTCGTTCCTCGCCCCCCGCACCAACGTGATGAACTCCGTTGTTTCGGCTAACTCGGGCCCCGTTTCTGGTGGTACTTTGACCGCCGGTACTTACGGTTACAAGGTCTCGGCTGTCATCGCCCGTTACGGTGAAATCCAGGCTTCGGCTTCCTACTCGGCCACGACGGCCACGTCGAACCTCAAGGTTAAGTTGAACATCACCCCTCCGACCGGCCCAGACGGCGCGCAGGCGACCCACTACAAGGTCTACCGCACCGCTTCGGGTGGCTCGCAGAGCGTGAACACCAACTTCACGTTGATTGGTATCGTTGACGCGAACTTCATCGACTCCCTCGGCAACACCTACGCCACGACGTACATCTACGACGACGGCGCAGCTCTGACCTGGGACGATGGCTCGCACACCAACTCGTACGCTCCGTCGACCTACATCTACGGCAACAGCGGCCTGAACCCGCTCTCCAGCAACGGTGAGCAGAGCATCTACCTGATGTCGCGTGACCCGAACTACATCGTTCGTCCGCACGTCCGTGAAATGCAGGCTGTGAACGTCTACCCGACCACCGCTTCGCCCGACAGCCTTCCGTTCGCCTTCGTTGCGGACACCACGCTGGCTGTTCGTGCTCCGAAGTACATCGGTCGCTTGGCGAACGTTGCCTCGGCGCTTGACAAGAATGCTGGTAACGGTATCTACCCGACCACCACTTCTTACACGCCGTCTTTCGTGGTTGACTAATCCTTAGCGGATAATCAACCCACCTTCTAGGGAGGGGGTGGGGGGGCTTCCCTCGTTCCTCCACCCCCCACCCCCACCTAGTTTTCATACGAGAGGTATTTATGAGCGATTGTTTATTGGCTAAGATGAACCCGGGTTCAGCTGGACCCTACACTTGGGAAAAGGGCGGG